TTGGTGTAAAGTATTGACAACGTTATCAAAAGGACCAAATGGCCCTGCTGTAGCGACGTCGCATCTTGACGCCAAAGCTGTTCTACAAGATAAGACCTTATTTTCATCCATTAAGGAACTCAACACTGCTTTAGGGCAGGATTGGATAACTCATTGGATGGAAGTTCAGGCACTATCTAGTAGTAGCGAGGGTCCTTATTATACTGGTAGATTAGGCTTTTCAGCCGAACCTGCTGGTAAAACAAGGATATTTGCAATAGGTGATTACTGGAGTCAACTATCATTAAAACTATTACAGATTTCTCTGTATAAGGTACTACAATCGATAAGTACAGATGCCACTTCTAACCAAGATAGAGGATTTTCATCACTCATCAAGGAAAGTCAGGGTCATCCAACTTATTGTTTTGATTTATCATCAGCTTCAGACAGGATTCCTGCATTTATGCAAAAATACCGTCTTGAGCTTATGACAAATCAAGATGTAGCTGAAAGTTGGTTCAAAGTTATGACGAATAGGGACTTTTACATTAAGGTCACAGGGCAAAGCGTAAGATGGAAGGTAGGACAGCCGTTAGGCTTACTATCTTCATTCCCAAGTTTTGCTCTGTGGCACCATGACATTGTTCAATTTGCGGCTAATTGGGAGAATTTTCATAATGGGAAACCATTACGATTCTTCAAACAATACCGTATTCTGGGTGATGACATAGTGATATTTAATGCAAAAGTAGCACAGCGATACCAAAAGTTACTTAATAAGATTGGTCTTTCAATCAATCAAACTAAGTCAATAATTGGTAATCAAATGGATTGCCAGATAGAGTTTGCCAAAAGGCTAGCTCTACGAGGCAAAGAGGTATCATCAATTAAACATAATATTTTAACTAAGAATGATATACATAGTGTATTAGACTTAGTAGAAATATTAGGTAAAAGAGGTTTTATCTCTCCGGGTACAGATCATTACGATTTGTCTCGGATCCTTAAATCAGAGGATCTTGAACGCCTTAAGTTTATGATATGGCTAAGACTGTCTGATACGCCCGCGTTTACCAGTAAAACTGGAAGGTGCGGTAACGTGTCCTTGACTGTCACTCGCGAAGATATAATCCAAAGGATTGTATCCAAACGAACCGATAACATAATACAAAAGGCCAAAGAAATTAAACCATTAGATATGGAAAGGGAATTCCCTAACCTTACTAAAGGTTTTGATTCTCTGGGCGTGTCTTGTAATGAGAAGACCTTGGCAGATAGGAGCATTAGTGCATTAGAGCCTGGAATAGCAATTGACCCTCGCATTGCGAAGGCAGTTACTGCTTCAGGTGCCCTAGTAAACTCGCATCCTATTGTGCTAGCTTTAACACAGAC